AACGCAAACCATCTCAAATTTAGTACGCCTAGTTTATGTAGGTAGTAATACATGGGATGTCTGGGAGCTTTACATCTAATGGCTAAGGGAGTTGGAAATGGCTCAGGACAGAGCCACGCAAACAAGCGCAGAGCAGAGCAACAAGAGGCTTTAAGAGAGCGTTTAAGCAAGGGTAAGCACTTAGAGCATATTATTGAAAAACTTGAAGAAATTAATAACTTAGACCCTAAAGATGAAGGCGCTGAATTTACTCTAAGGAAAACAGACATTTACATCAAGCATAAGATGTCATTAGTTAAGAAGTACATACCTGATTTAAGTAATTTAGCAGTACAAGCAAATGTAGAGAATAGAACAGTCTTAGTCGATTTAAGCGGGGGAGAGCTTGACGCAGGTAATACTGAAGTATAAAGCAGACGGTGAGGTATTAAGACAGTATGTAGCCGACCCTGCTGAAGTCTGTATGATAATGGGGCCGCTAGGCTCTGGTAAGACTCAAGCCTCATGCTATAAGCTACTTAACAAGATGATGAGACAAAAGCCTAACCGCGATGGTATCAGGCGTTCTCGATTCATAGCAGTAAGAAATACTTACTCAGACTTATCAAACACAACTATTAAAGATTGGCTAGAATTGTTTAGACCGCTAGGCGAGTTTAAGCAAGGCACGTCAACTCCACCCACACATCATATTGAATTCGATATTCAAACAGAAGAAAACGGCAAGGTCATAACCACTACAGTACAGAGTGAGCTTATATTCTTAGCTCTTGATAGACCAGGTGATGAAAGAAAGCTAAGGGGTACTCAGTTGACGGGCGCGTGGATGAATGAGGCAAAGGAAATACCTTATCGCATCTTCATGCAGTTGAAAGGCCGTCTAGGCCGTTATCCACCTAAGTCACAGGAAGGTTGTACATGGTCAGGCATTATAGGCGACTACAACGCACCGGATGAGGGGGAGTGGATTTATAAGCTAGCTGAAGAGACAGATGAAGAGGGCTATTCATTCCACAAACAGCCACCGGCCTGTTTCATTACAGATGAGTTAAAGCCTAATGGTCAGCACGTATGGGAAGTGAATCAGAAGGCTGAAAACATTAATAACCTGCCTGAGAATTACTATACAAATCTAGTCAAGGGTGCAACTGATGATTGGATTAAAGTAAACGTAGCTAATCAATACGGCTTTGTCAGCGATGGTAAGCCCGTACACCCACAATACAATGACAATATCCACTGTTTAAGCAAGCACAGAGAGCCAAGGCCAGAATTCCCTATAATGATAGGTTATGACTTCGGAAGGACACCCGCTGCTGCTTTAATGCAATTGGATGATAAGGGTAGGATTTATTGCTTTGACGAGTTCTGTACAGATGATTTTAGTGCTGTGGCATTTGGTCGAGAGTTTAAGCTATACCTAGATAGAGAGTATCCAGGCTTTACCTTTCAAGGTTCAGGCGACCCTGCAGGGTTAGGTAGAGGTCAAGCAACAGATGACACGCCTATTCTTATGCTAAGACATGAAGGTTTAACTTGTCAGCCTTGTGAGACTAACAATGTCGGTATTCGTAGGGCTTCACTAAGAAACCCAATGTTAAGGTTATGCATGGATGGTAGACCCGCCTTTGAGTTATCCCCTAACTGTAAGATGATTAGAAAGGGCTTAATGGGTGGCTTTAGGTATAGACAGCTATCAACCTCTAACGAGCGATACACTGAAGAGCCCGACAAGAATCAATACTCTCACCCTGTTGAGGCTTTAGAGTATGGTGCTGTTGCTTTAGGTGAGGGCAAGGCGGCTATTAAACCCGCTAATGCTATGACAGAGACTTACGTTATCAATACTAACTTCGATGTATTCGGATGATAGAGGGCAAAGAGAGTCACAGAGTCTATGCGGTATTCTGCGAGGGCAGACGCTTCTGGTGGCTTCCTTTGAGGAAAGGCTTTAGCCATTGCTATGTCGTAAAGGATTGTGGTGATACATGGGTTAAATGTCAGCCTTATATGGGGTTTACTGATGTAACCTTATGGCCTAAGTATATATGCCCTAACATCGAGGATTTGACAGGCTTTGACGGTGAGACAGTAGTACCGTATGACTTGCAAGTAAATTATGATAAAATACGCGGTAATATCTGCTTTTTTAATTGTGTAGAAGTTGTTAAGAGCTTTCTTGGTATTAAGTCTTTTTTCACCTTCACACCTTATCAACTATATAGGTTAATCAAATGAGTACAGGAAAGAGTGCAGCAAAACGAGACTCTAAGAGACAGCGCCAGCTTTTACAAGAGCAGCAGCGTGAAACACAGAAGGCTTTATCTGAAGAAAAAGATATAGAATCGAGACAGCGCAGAACGCTTAAGCTAAGTAAGGCAGGGCGTGGCTCTCTTATTACACAACAAGAAAACCTTAACTCACTGTTAGGCGCTTCTAGGGCTATGGAGGGCACAGGTGGCGGTGAAGGCGGTGCTTCTTTAGTAACGGGTGCAGGGTTTATTGACCCTACAAATGTAGGCGAGTATGTAGAACCTGGCAGAAAGGAAAGAGAAGAGCAGCAGAAGAAAGATGTTAAGCGTACCGCTCAAGGGGCGGGTAGACAGTTATCAGGTGTTATGGGGCGCTTCCGATGAAAACTATTGAAGGGTTAGGCTCAGTCAATGACTTAATGGCGCGTTATAACAATGCGAAAGGAAGAAAAGAACAGTGGCGCTCATTATATCAAGATGCTTTTAGATACGCCTCACCTCAAAGGGATACATTCACAGACTATTCACCTGGTCAGCATAAGAATAAGCACGTCTTTGATGATACCGCTGTAAGTGGTGTACAGACATTTGCCTCAAGACTTCAATCAGGTCTTACGCCTGTCGGTCAGCATTGGGTTAAGTTTGAAGCGGGTACGATGATTAAAGATGAGAATCAGCGTCAAGCAATCAATGAAAGGCTAGAGAATGAAGTTGAGGATGTATTCTTTGAGGAATTAGAAAAGAGTAACTTTGACGTACAAGCTACCGAGATGTACATGGACCTAGCTATAGGTACGGGTGGTATGACTGTTGATGAAGGCGATGGATTAGATGCGCCTTTATTAAATTTCTCAGCAATGCCATTACCTGACTTTTGTGTTGAGGTGGGGGCTTACGGGATTATTAATGGCTTCTGGCGTGGATGGAAGATGAATCCGCGAAACATAAAGGCTACATGGCCTAGAGCTGATATACCCCATGGCCTTCAAGTTATTATCGATGGAGCAAGTAAGAACACAAGCACAAAAGACGTGGAGATTGTTGACGGTACTATCTACAACACACAAGACAAGAAGTTTCACCAAGTCGTTATATGGGAGAAAGAGATAATCTTTACTCAGCAGTATAATATGCTACCCGCTGTATTCCCTAGATGGTCAGTGACAGCCGGTGAAGATTATGGTCGTGGCCCTGTTATTCAGGTACTACCGTCTATCCGCGTATTGAATAAAATGGCTGAGTTTGAATTAAGAAGTGCAGCTTTAGCAGTAGCGGGAATATGGACAGGGGTAAGTGATGGCTCATTTAATCCTTATACTGCCCAATTCGTACCAGGCTCTATCATTCCGGTATCAAGTAACTCAACACAAAACCCTACTCTAAGACCTTTAGACATCGGTGGAGCGCCACAGTTTGAGCAGTTAATCTATGAGCGCACAAAGAATACAGTAAACCAAGCGTTATTCGCTGACCCTTTAGGCTCATTAGATGACCCTGTAAGGACAGCAACAGAGAACATCCTACGGAATCAAGCTGACCTAAGACGTGCGGGTAGTGCGTTTAGTCGTCAATACCCTGAGTATATCTATCCGTTAGTACAAAGAGTTTTAGATATTCTTAAGAATCGTGGCCGCATCCCTGATATTACAGTTGATGGTAAAATGGTTCAGATGCGCTTTGTATCGCCTATAGCGAAGAGTTTAGAGTTAGAGCGAGCACAGAATACTTTAGCTTATATTCAGTCTCTACAAGGCATCTATGGCCCAGAGGGTGCAATGGCTATGGTTAACAGTGAAAGAATACCATCGCACTTAGGTGAAGCTTACGGGGTTGATAAAGACTTACTTAAATCACCTGACGAGATAAAGCAGATGGGTGAGCAAATGCAACAACAGATGCAACAACAGGAGCAGCCGATTGAATAATGTAGAGAGTGTTTTTGATGAATTGCTTGAGTCTTTAGATGGCAAGGAGACTTATGCGACTAAGTTTAAAGAGCAGGAGGATAAGATAAACGGCATGATACATCGTGTTTTCACAAGTGATGAAGGCAAGAAACTATTAGAGTATTGGGTTAATGAGTTTGTACTCGTGCCTAGTATTCAGCCACAGTTCACGCAATTTGAAGCGGGATTGACTGAGGGCGGGAAAAACTTTGTAAGACGTATTCTATTAGCAATACATAAAGCAGAGCACAGGGAAGATAAACCTTCCATATTTAAATTTCTTAGAGGATTAATAAAATGAGTGAAGAAAGTTTGATTGTAAGTGAAGAGCCTAGCGCACCTATTGACGCTGTAGAGCCTGTAGAGAGCGTAGAGGGCGAGCATCCCGAATGGTTTAAGGCTGATAAGTATAAGTCTATTGAAGACCAGGCTAAGGCTTACACCGACTTAGAAAAGAAGTTTGGTGGCTTTACTGGTGCGCCTGAAGAGTATGAATTCTCACTTAATGAGGGTTTAGAGTTTGAGGTTGCAGAAGACGACCCTTTACTTAATGACTTTAAAGGCATGGCTAAAGAGATGGGAATGTCTAATGAGGCATTTAATCGCGTGGCTAATATGTACATCGAGCAACTAGCGGCTAGTGAGATTGCACAAAAAGAGTTAGCTAGTGAGCACGTAGAAACTCAAATGAAGGCGTTAGGTGATAAAGCACAAGAGCGTGTACAGAATGTTGCACAATGGGCTAAGGCTCAATTAGGCAGTGAGGAATTGTTTAACAAGTTTGCAGCCGGTTTAACAGATGC